ATAGCAAGCTTCTCGTACTGATTTGTTAGGTAAGTCTGGAAAGCGTCAGATTGGTTTTATTCCGCGTTTGTCTGCTGATAAGTTTCGATCCCATCCTGATTTTTTGGAACTGCCCTGTGGTCAGTGTATTGGTTGTCGTTTAGAGCGTTCACGACAGTGGGCTGTTCGTTGTGTTCATGAATCGCGTTTATATGATCGTAATTGTTTTATTACTTTGACTTTTAATGATGAGTCTTTGTTTGCTCGTGATAATCCTATGTCTGTTGATGTTCGCGATTTTCAGTTGTTTATGAAGCGTCTTCGTTTTCGTTTTGGTGAAGGTATTCGTTTTTTTCATTGCGGTGAATATGGTGAATTGCGTCAGCGTCCTCACTATCACGCATGTTTATTTAATTTTGATTTTGATGATAAGGTTCATTGGAAAACCGTTAACGGTTTCCATTTGTATACGTCCAAGGTTTTGGAAGAGTTGTGGCCGTATGGCTTTTGTTCTATTGGATCTGTCTCGTTTGATTCGGCGGCGTATGTCGCTCGTTATATTATGAAGAAGGTGACTGGGTCAAAGGCATTTGACCATTATAATATTTTGGATGATGATGGTGCTTTGTTGTTGACTCGTAAACCTGAGTATGTAACTATGTCTCGGCGTCCAGGTATCGGCAAGGATTGGTACGATAAATACTGGCGCGATGTGTATGTGAATGGTGAAGATTCCGTGATTATTGAAGGGCGTAAGTCGCGACCTCCGCGTTACTACGATTCTCAATTTGAGATTTTATCCCCCAGTGATCTTGAGTCAATTAAGCTTGAACGTAAGCGTAAGGCTGCTTTGCATGTAGAGGATTCTACGCCTGATCGTCTTAATGTTCGTGAGAAAGTTCAATTGGCTCGTCTTCGTAAATTACCGCGTAATTTGGAGTGATTTATGTCTAATGTTTTACGTTCGTTTACTGTTACTCAGTTTGATGATGGTTATCAAGTTCATACTTGTGATGGTGATACTGGAGAGGTTCAGCCTCTCTGTGATGTTGATGGTGAATATTTGTTTGCTACTATGGCTTTTTTTATACATTCTGTTTATGACTCTACGAGGTGTTCTAATGCTTAAAGTTTTTTCTGTTTTTGATTCTAAGGTCTGTGCTTATATGAACCCTATTTTTTTACGTTCAAAGGGCGAAGCCCTGCGAGTGTTTGAGGCCACTGTTAATTCGGCCGATCATCAGTTCAATAAGAATCCGGAGGATTTTACTTTATTTGAACTTGGTTCTTGGGATGAAGAGAAAGCTAAGTTTACTCTTAATTCCACGCCTATTTCTCTTGGAGTTGCTCTGGAGTTTTTGAAGGACCCTAAGTCCTATCAGCCTAAGTTGCACGCTGCTAGTGGCACGTGATCGATGTGATATTAGCCCCCGCTTTTGGGGGCTAATGCTAAGCCCCCCCTGTCTTGCTAAGCGAGGTTTTTATGAAGATGAAGTCGGTAATGTCTCATGATTTTTCTAAGTCTCCCCAAGCGTCTATTCCCCGTGCTTCGTTTAATCGTTCTCATGGCTATAAGACTACTTTTAATGCCGGTTATCTTATTCCGTTTTTTGTCGATGAGGTTTTGCCCGGAGATACCCATAATCTTAAAGCTACTTTATTTGCGCGTTTTGCTACGTTGTTGTTTCCTATTATGGATAATATGTTTCTCGATACTTTTTTCTTTTTTGTCCCAAATCGTTTAGTTTTTGATAATTGGGAAAAGTTGTGTGGTTTTCAACGTGATCCTGGTGATTCGACTGATTTTATTTTGCCTACTGTTACTTCTGCTAACACCACAGATTTTGGTGAAGGTACTATTTATGATTATTTTGGTGTTGCTACTAAGAAGGCTTCTGTTGAGATTCAGTCGTTGCCATTTCGTGGATATAATTTGATTTGGAATGAATTTTTTAGAGATGAGAACCTACAGGATTCTGTTATTAGTAATGTTGATGACGGCCCTGATGCGCCGGCTGATTATACCTTGTTACGGAGAGGAAAGAGGTATGATTATTTCACTTCGAGTTTACCGTTCCCTCAAAAGGGTACTGCTGTAGATTTGCCTCTCGGTACGTCTGCTCCTATTATTGTTAATTCTGCTTCTACTGCTACTGCTCATATTTTGCGTAATGATACGCATGCTAATTTTCCGTCTTCTACTCTTGATTCGGATTGTTCTGCTGCTCTTGCTGGTACTGCTGGTCAGACTCTTATTTATAATCCTAATGGTACTTTGATTGCTGATCTTTCTGCTGCTACTGCTGCGACAATTAATCAATTGCGTCAGTCGTTTCAGATTCAGCGTATGTATGAGCGCGATGCGCGAGGTGGTACTCGTTATACCGAAGTCGTACAAGCGCACTTCGGAGTTACTAACCCGGATTTTCGTTTACAGCGTCCGGAGTTTCTTGGTGGCGGTTCTACGCCTGTTAATATCAACCCTGTTGCTCAGACTTCTGGTACTGGTGTTACCGATCAGGATACGCCTCAGGCTAATTTAGCCGCTTTTGGTACTGCTTCTGCTATTGGTCATGGTTTCGTTAAGTCGTTTACTGAGCATGGATATATTATTGGGTTGATGTCTGTTCGTGCTGATTTAACGTATCAGCAGGGGACCCACCGTTTATGGTATAGATCGACAAGGTTCGATCATTATTGGCCAGCGTTTTCTCATCTTGGTGAGCAAGCTGTTTTGATGCGAGAGATATATACTCTCGGTACTGCTGATGATGAGAATGTGTGGGGTTATCAGGAGGCTTGGGCCGACTATAGATTTAAGCCAAGTTTGGTGACCGGATTGTTTAGAACTAATGCTACCGGCACTCTTGATTCTTGGCATTTGTCTCAGGATTTGTCTTCCCCTGCTTTGAATGCTGCGTTTATTGTGGAGAATCCACCTACTACTCGTGTTAAGGCTACTTCAGGTGATCCTGATTTTATTCTTGATGCGTATATCAAGTTGATTTCTGCTCGTCCTATGCCGATGTATTCTGTTCCTGGATTTATTGACCATTTCTAATGGAGGTGATCCATGTTTGGATGGGATGATATTGCCGGCGCCGCAATTGGCGCCGTTGGTTCTTGGTTAGGTGGTCGTGATGCTAACCGTACTAATCGTGATATTGCTAATGTTGCTAATGCTCAGAATCTCGCTTTGAATCGCGAGAATAATGCTTTTTCTGAGCGTATGTCTAATACTGCATGGCAACGTGGTGTTGCCGATATGAAGGCAGCGGGTATTAATCCGATGCTTGCTTTTTCTAAGGGCGGTGCGTCTTCGCCCGTTTCGTCTGGTGTTGGTTCTGCGGTGACTGGTGCGCCTCAGCAGAATACTCTTGCGGGTTTGCCCGCTTCTGTTTCGTCTGCTGTTCAGCTCGCTATGCTTAAAGCTAATCTTGATAATGTTAAGGCTCAGACTGCTCTGACCAATGCTACTGCTAAGAAGACTGCTGCTTCGACTACTGGTCAAGAGCTTGAGTCAGATATTTTTAGCGATGCTCGTAAGATGTATTCTTCTGCTAAGGAAGCGGCTCATCATGCCGGTAAGTGGTTAGGCGGTAAAGCCTATTCGTTGACTCATCCCCGTGGTTTTTGATTGGAGATTTTTATGTCTAAGAAGTTAAAGAAGGAAGGTCAATTTTATGACCGTGCTGGTAATTTGTGTACCTATCGTGAGAATGGTACGTTGAGAGTTCAGACTTTGAATGAGCTCCCTTCTCGTACTATTCAATCTGAGAAGGATTCTTGTGATATTAATAAGATTTTGGCTAAGTTTAAGGCAACTGGTATTATGACTAATATTAATACACGCCAGCCTCTTGATGGCGATTTTACGGAAGTTGCTGATTATCATTCTGCAATGATTCAGGTGGCTGCTGCTCAGGAGTCCTTTATGGCCCTTCCTAGCGCCCTCAGGAAGCGTTTTGGTAATGACCCTGGTAATCTCCTGAATTTTTTGAGCGATCCTCAGAATCTCTCTGAGGCCGTCTCATTGGGTTTGGTGAACGCTCCGCCGGCTGACAAAGTGCCGCAGGGAGACGTTCCCCCACCAGATGCAAATGGTGGTTAATTTATGTCCGAACAGTGCTTCACTTGATGTAACTGTTCGGACTGACAGCAAACTTCAGTTTGTCTGTTTGTCTTGTTTAGTTTTTGTTCTTTTTTAAAAGGGGTTTTTTATGCGTAAGCGTCATAAGTTAGGCCGGAGGCATTCTCGGAAGTTGTTTTCTCGTACCGCAAAGAAGGTTCATCGCCGTAATGTTCGGCGGACTCCTATGCGTGGCGGGATTCGTTTCTAGGGTGATCTCATGAGGGGATCTTCTTGATCCCCTAGGAGATTTATGTGTAATCATGGTGAAGCATGATTGGAGGTATTTTATGGCCTGCTTTCGAGAATGCCTCCGGCCTAACTTATGACGCTTACGCATAAAAAACCCCTTTTAAAAAAGAACAAAAACTAAACAAGACAAACAGACAAACTGA